TACACAACGGAAAAAAAGACGTAGTACGCAGAAAAAAAGACGTAGTATGCGTAGAAAACTTATTATGAAAAAAATGTTTGGTGGCGGAACAATATATAACGGTAGGCGGGTAGGAAAAGGGGCTTCTAAAGAAATTTTTGAATTACTTGATTGTAATACGGTTCACAATAAACTAGCGGTAAAAATTTCATATAAAAATGATAATCAGCGGAAAAATAATATATACGAATATATGTTATTAAAAATATTGTTCTCAAAAGGCCCTATCACATCAGTAGAAGTTAGTGATTTACATGATGTGAAAAGTGATTTTGGGGATAATGGAACTATCACTTATCGTGTAGAAAAATGTGATAATATTGAACTTGGTACTACTGTTGATGATCAAAAATATAGTGAGAATATTATATTAATAGAAGAAATAAAAAAAAAATATTCGGACGTCAAATTAGACACATCTGAAGATGTTGCTATTGTGGAGGAGGAGGTGAAGGAGGTGGTGGAGGTGGTGGAGGTGGAGGATATTAAAAAATATATTATATCATTTTTAGACAAAATTATTACACTTTCTAACATTCAAATACCCCCCGAAGAAACCTGGATATTTACCGAAGAGGAGACTACAATTATTACCCCCGGTATGGTGGCAGAATTTAAAAAACGTTTTGTCCCAGGTAATATATATTTTAATTCTGACTGTAAACCTCAAAATTTTTGTTATCAAAAAAAATCGGATGACGTTACCATTAAAATCATGGATGTAAGTGTAGACTTATTTTATGAAGTTGCGGATACAAATACGTATAGTGAAGAGAATGGGGAAATCAAGATAACAATCACGAAGGATGTCTTGCGTTGTTATGTATTTTTATTGTATTTTGAAAAGATAGTATATTATTATCATCATAAAAAAGAAAACATAAACTTAATATTAGAAATATTTAAACAAATTTCTTCACAATTTGTAAACAGAGACGCATTACAAATTATTTATGATAATTTATCAAAATACCACCAGTTATCCGTCTTGAACTGGACCTGGAATTCTGATACTAGGCCTGCTCCTGATAAAACCAAGGGTGCGTTTATTAACAACATTAATAGGTTTATTGATGCAAAATTAATACCCGGAGTAAAAAATGTTTCACCAACTGGTGTAGACAAATTTCCTGAAACTGTATTTGAACCACCAGCAGCACCATCACCAGACAATCCATTTGCACGTGGCAATGCTATTGGAGAACGGAGGAAGAGGGGTCCCAAAAAATTATAAATATGTAATTTAAATAATATATTTATAATAACACCCACATACTTACTCGACAATAAGACGAGGAACAATATTAATCGTCTGTAACTCCTGCTGCATAAGTTTATACGCATAAGGAATATCCACTTTTGCGAAGTCAGTTGTATTACTACAAGTGGAGCAGTTATGAACAGTGAAACTGTCTTGTTTAAACCCACGTTTCGAACCATCATTATAAGATGCGATCATACCACAACGTTTACAAATATGAACACTATATTTGTCCGAAACATCATACAATCTCTCTTTACAAAATCTCGAAATACCGTGTGATATCATAACATCTCTCTCCATCTCACCAATTCTGAATCCTCCATCACGACTTCTACCTTCAGCAGGCTGTCTGGTCAGATTCACCATCGGTCCAATCGAACGACTATGCTGCTTATCATTTACCATATGCTTGAGTCGTTGATAAAATACAGGTCCCATGAAAATGTCGGTTTCCATTTGTTGTCCAGTGAGACCATCATATAATACCTCATTCCCATAACTCTCATAACCCAAATTTTGTAATTCATCCGAAATCGTCTTGATGTCTAGATTACCAAAACTAGTGCCGTCTCCGAATAGTCCCAATTCAAGTAGAACCTTTCCTAATAGAGTTTCTTTCAACTGTCCAATAGTCATTCTAGACGGAATAGCGTGAGGATTGATGATAATATCTGGACGAATACCATCTTTGGTAAAGGGCATATCACATTCAGGAATGATATTACCAACCGTTCCCTTTTGTCCGTGACGGGATGATACCTTGTCTCCCAAAACAGGTTTTCTTAATGTTCGAATACGCACCTTCGCAAAGTTATATCCGTCACCATTTCTGCCCGTATAATTTTTGTCGATATACGTCTCTTCAGAAGTTCGAAAGGTCTTACTCTGGTCCTCGTATTTAATCGTCTTTGTAGGGTCATTGCGATTTTCCTTAATAGGCACGATTTTCGCAATAATTACATCGCGGTTCTCAACCAACGTATTTTCTGGGATGAATCCTTGTGTGTTTAGTTTATCGTAATTACCAAACTTCACACTCTTTGTCTTTGCCGGATTAGGTTTACAACGAATAATCTCATCACGGATAATATTCTTATCCTCATCCTTTTCAGTATGATAAATAGTTGCCGAGAATAGTCCACGGTCAATCGAGCCCTTATTGACCAATACAGAATCCTCTTGATTATATCCAGTATGCGACATGATTGCTACGTGAATTTGTGTTCCTGATGGAACTTTATTCAACTTTATCATATTCATTAGACGTGTATCTACCAGAGGTCTGGATGGATATGTTAACACATAAGCGGTCTTGTCCATACGTTTGTCGTAATTTGTAGCGTAAATACCCATTGCCTGCTTACCCATAGCACACTGATATGTGTTTCTAGGTGCCTGATTATGGTCGGGAAATGGAATACAAGATGCTACAACACCAAATATCAAACTCGAATGAATTTCGCAATATGAATAGTTTAATATTTGGTCCTTTTGTACATATTCATCCTCCTTTGTCTTCATCGCAATTGTTGAAAATTCTTGCTCATCTGGGTCGATATATTCGATGATCGACTTATCCAATCGGCATTCTGTAAGCAAATCATTCCAATTTAGTTCATTTTTAGAGAGTTTCTCAATAATATCATTTGTAATAATAGCCTTGTTATTCTCAACACGTAGAACCGGTCGAGTAAGTCTTCCTCCATCGTTACAAATACGGATTTCTAGTTTTTTATAATCAAATACGATAGATGTGTAGATATTAATCACACCCTTACATTTCTTATCACGCAGGTCTTTGTAGCATTCGAGTGGTTTCTCACTAACACCAATCCAACACCCGTTCACAATGACTTTCACTTTACCATATAATTGTTTTGATGTTGCGTCTTCAAGTGTGGTAATATGAGGTGTAATATAGTCATAAAGAGTTGTGCTTGTAGTAGGGATAGTAATATGCGCCATATAACTGATATTCTTAACAACACCAATTGACTGACCCTCTGGTGTTTCTGCTGGACAAAGGAAGCCCCACGTCGTATTATGTAGTTTTCTGGGCGCAATAAGTTCTCCACTCTTCTCCAGAGGCGTATTAATACGTCTCAAATGGCTCAAACTAGACGCATATGTAAGTCTGTTTAATACCTGGGCTACACCAACTTTGCTGGTATTTGCCTGTTTGATACTAAAGTCACCTGTAGATAGAGCACGCGAAATACCATTCTCAATAGTCATCGATTTCATAATCTTATAAATATTCGTCATGTTAATGATATTCTCATAATCTTCAGATGAACGCCAAGACCCATTGTTAATCTCACGAACAACTTGTTTCTGCATCTCTTTCACGAGTTTGTTGAAATAGTTTCTGAAAAGATTATTCAATAGTGTTCCGGTTAGTTCAATACGCTTGTTCATATATGAATCTCGGTCGCAAGTAGGCAACCAACCCTTACCAGTTTGGATGAGTTTTTTGGCCATATAACCCAGCATATAGAGTTTCTGTGTATGCGTTTTACAGTGGGGGAATAGGTCGTTATTCAAGACGTCATTCGCGAATTCTTGTTTTTTCAACTGTCCCTTCTCACGGTCCATATTAATGGGTGTATATGCTGCGTGCGATGTAATATATGCGACGGCATCCTCTTTCGTCATATATTTATTCGCGTCAATAATAGACGCCTGTAAATAGTCCGTCATTTCAGTTTCTTTATCACTATCGATGTCTAGAATAATATATTCACATATTTCCTTATCACTTATTACACCGAGTGCTCGAAACAACGCGAATAACTCGACTGGCTGTTTAATACGTGGGATTTGAATAAACAATCCATATCCGAAGCCATTGTTTTTACTCGAAATCATCATCTCAATCTGTTTCGGCGAAATACACTTAAAATGAGGCACGGATTTGATTTCCGCATACCAAGACCATTTTGTAGTATTCTTTCCATCAAAGCACGATACTTTGTTTTCAGCGGCACGTTCCTGACCCAATACTGTCTTTTCCGAACCTTTTACTACAAAATATCCCCCACAGTCCATCTCACATTCTCCGGTCATCGAGGGATGGATGTGCTTATTTTGGGTTAACACACAAATAGACGATTTCAACATAATCGGCATTTTACCGATATTAATCTTGGGCAGTACTTTTGTAATTACTCTGGGATTATCCATCGATTCAGAATTACGAATGGTGTATTTCACGTTTAAATCAACCGTCATAGTGGAGGCATATGTGAAATTTCTCAATTTTGCTTCATCTGGAAGCATCACCTTTGTAGCACCATTGTTTTCATGAATTTGAGGAGGATATAGTTTAAAATTATTAAATGAAATCTCTATTTCAAGTAGATATAGGTCCTTCTCGGGAATATAATCATTTTCTGAACGGATGACCACCGTATTAAACATCTGAATTGTTCGGAATATTTGATAATTAATAAAATGATTATATGATTCGATTTGATGTCTAACTAACCGTTCTAGATACTGTCCCTTAAAATATGACTGAATAATTTCAAATGGTTCTTCGATATAATTGTTTAGATGTGATAAAACACCTGTTTCGAGTTCCTTTTGTAAATCATCAGTCTTACTTGACTCGTCAATCATTGATTTAACATCATCTTTAGTAACACAATCTTTAGTAGCAATACGTTTAGGTTTTTTAATACGCACGGTTTTACCCACTCTGGATCGTTGAACACTAGCATCAAGTTTAATTTCTGACGACATCTTTTTTGTTACCTAGATATTACCATATACTTCGAATCAATTTTCTATGTTCTTTCATTTTATATTTAATAATATGAATTTTAGGTTAAATCAATTAAAAACAATGGTTTTAATAGTCTAATGGAAACAAGCAAATTTCTAGAACTATTGGATAAAAAACAGAAAAAAAATGCTACACAATATTCTGAATATTCACATTTTATACGACTATGTGATTATCATTATAGCCAACAACAATTAAATATGGTAGAGTTTTGTAATGATAGTAGTGTATACTATAATCAGACGACGAATCATAATATAGACCAAAATATTCATCAACCTATACATCAAAATGTTAATAATGTCCAATTTTTACCACCATCACCCACCATGTTGAATGAAGTTTCTCGTAAGGAGTTTTCAATAAAACCCTCTACCGAACCCCCTATAGGTGAACCCGATATACCATTAAAGACAAAGCACGTCGTTATATCAACTGATATATGTAGTATATCTGACTTGATCGATATTTTAGAGAAATATCCATATGAATCTGATACAGAATATAATATCGATTTACAATCGTTAATGAATATTAAAGAAGAATTGGTTAGTTTAAATAACATGATTGGTCTTCAACATTTTAAAGAACAAATATTGGACCAATTATTATATTTTGTCCAAGATTTACACAAGGATAGCGATTCCGATTTTATGCATACCGTTTTATGTGGTCCTCCTGGAACCGGGAAAACCGAAATAGCGACGATTTTAGGAAAAATGTATTCAAAATTAGGTATATTAAAGAAAAATGTATTCAAAACTGTTAATCGAAGTGATTTAGTTGCCGGATATTTAGGACAAACTGCTATAAAAACCAAAAAAGTAATCGAAGAGTCGCTCGGTGGATGTCTATTTATCGATGAAGCATATTCATTGGCCAATAATTACGAAGGTGATAGTTTTTCTCGGGAATGTATCGACACGCTTTGTGAAGCATTAAGTAGACATAAAGGTGAATTAATGGTTATTATTGCTGGATATAAAGACGAAATCGAAAATGGGTTTTTAAAAGCAAATAAGGGACTTGCGTCACGATTTATTTGGCGATTCCATTTAGAAAAATACGATTGTAGTGAACTTGTTGCGATATTTAACAAAAAAGTATGCGAAAATAATTGGGAATTAACCATACAAGATGATGTTTTATTGAAATGGTTTAAAAAAAATTATAAAACGTTTCGCCATTATGGTCGGGATATGGAACAATTATTCTCATATATTAAAATGAGTCACGGACGACGTGTATATGGTAAAGATCCGGATCTACGTAAAAAAATAAATGTCCAAGATTTAGAAAGAGGGTTTGCTATTTTTAATGAGAATAATGAAGTAGAGAAAAAAACACAATTATTTGGATTGTATGTATAATATTATATTTTTACTTCTTTGGATATTGTAATTAAAATGAACAAAACTATATCTATTAATCCCGATCTATTCTCGTTTAGTTCATCTAAAGGGGGAACACGTAAAAAACAGGGGAAAAAAGAACAAAAAGAAAAATCAAATGATATTAAAATAAGGCAACATAAGGAAAAGACGAAAACCGTTAGAAAACAACATATATTACGTTTTTTAAGACAAAAACAAGAAGATAATTATAAAAAATTAATGGAAGGAGAAACGCCCAAATGTGAGAAAAAACCGGTCGATACTAGTTTTAATAGTGAATTTGATGAATCATTGCGATTTTTGAAAGATGTTACCGCATCGGAAAGTTCTAATAAACACAACTTTACGAGTAAGAATTATAATAATGGTAGTAGTATGTCTTGTAATACGCCTATCATATCCTCTAGATTAACACCAATCGATATCGATACTAGTGATATTGATAGTAAACCTACAACAATGTCTCTTGTTAACCCTACAATTCAACACGCAGCAACTCCTACATGGGGGTGTATGAAAAATGGAAGTCTACCTACATTTCGCGATTGGAAACAATCCACACAAAAGGTCTATCCAACAGATGATAAAAAACACGAAATAACGTCGATGATGCGATTTCAAAAGAAAAAGGTTGAACCTCGTCTATATCGCAAAAAACAACGACGCACTGTTCGGCGAACATATAATGTGGGTAAAAAGATTGGACTTTCAAAAGTATCGGTTCTTATTTCTAATAAAACAATTCGTAATAATATTATGAATAAAACTCAAGAAATTAAACATAAATCGATGGAGGAAATGAAGCGATATTTAATTAAACGTGGATTTATCCGGGTTGGTACAAGTGCCCCGAATGATGTAATCCGAAAAATGTTTGAAAGTGCGAATCTTGTTTGTGGTGAAATTGAAAATCATAATGCTGATAATCTTTTGTTTAATTATGTGAATGATATTGCAGACAATTAATATATTATTTTGTAAAATTATTAATATTATTATATTATATGCCTAATTATAATAATAAACTACAAAAGGCCAGTTATGCTGTACGAGGGTTACTTTATAATCGTGCGAAAGAAATCGCACGTACTCGTGAAATAATATATTGTAATATTGGAAATCCTCTTATATTTGATACAAAACCTTTCACGATGTATAGAGAAGTATTAAGTGGTATTCAGAATCCAAGTATCATTCAACATTTATCCGAAAATAGTCGTAACATATGCTATAAATATACCGAACATATCAAAGACGTTGGATCATATACAGATAGTAAGGGGCATTATTATATTCGGAAAAATGTATCAAATTATATTTTTAAACGTGACGGCTTTGAAAGTAATCCAGATAATATATATTTGACCGATGGAGCAACCAGTGCGATTACATCAATACTGAAATCTATATTTAACGAAAATGATAATCGTATTATGATTCCTAAACCCGAATATCCATTATATAGTGCTTTATGTGATAGTATGGGATACGATATTGTTTCATATCAGTTATTAGAAAATAAAAATTGGAGTATCGATATTGAACGACTTACTAAAGATGTAAAATGTATGGTTCTTATTAATCCAGGCAATCCAACTGGTCAAGTTCTTACAGAAGAAGATATTACAAACATTTGTTTATTTTGTGAAAAACACCATATTATATTACTTGCTGACGAAGTATATCAAGAAAATGTGTTTGATTGCGATTTTGTATCAGCCAAAAAATGTTGTTCCAAACATAATCTAAAAACACAACTTATATCATTTCATAGTATTTCGAAAGGATTTACAGGCGAATGTGGACAACGGGGAGGTTATATGGAATTGTATAATATTGACGACGAATTAACATCGATTATTGATAAGTCCGCAAGTATGGGTCTATGTGCGAATATTTCTGGACAAGTTTTAATTGGCTTACTGAATGAAGATAAAGATGATACATATCAGAAAGAATACGCATATAAATATAACCTTATGAAAGATAAGTCTAGTTATTTATATAACGAATTGAAAAATATTCCTAATTTAACTTGTAATCCGCCAAATGGGGCTATGTATATATTTCCACGAATATTACCTACCGAAAAATTAATATATTTAGCGCGGAACGCTGATATGGAGATTGATACGTATTATTGTATGCAGTTATTAGAACGATATGGTATATGTTGTGTTCCCGGAAATGGGTTTGGACAAAAAGAAGATACATTTCATTTTCGTATCACATTTTTACCGTCTTTTGAACAAATGAAATATATTTCAAAATCTATTAAATCCTTACATGAGGAAATTATGTAATTGTTGTTGAGTAAAATAAAAATAAAATTTTGTTCTTTTTATTTTTATTTTTGTTTTTGTTTTTTATACATTTGAGTATTGTTCAAAAAAATTTATTACGATATATCTTTTGCTCGTTTCGTATGAGATAATGTTTTTTCTCGGACTTGTTTATTATCAAAGAGATTCATCGCATAATGTGTCTGAAACATTAGATTCTCTTTTATTTCACCTATTGATTCACGATAATTATCATATGCTTGTTCATATTCGTCGTCATCTTCATAATCATCTTCATTTGGCTTTGGTTGTATATTTAATTCTAATTTTTGTATACACGCTTCCTTACACGGGTTGATTGTCTTATGTATTGCATGTCCTAGTTTATCACCATGTTTATCAAAACCGTCCTTGTATTTCACGAATTCTGCATCTCCTACTAATTTGTTTTCTTCGTCCTTTTTTTGCTCTTTTACATAAAATATTCCGTTTTTTTTATCTGTTGTCTGAATAAACCGGTTGGGTTGCGTTTTATCATCCATGCATTCGAAAAATATTGTCTGTACATTGTCTGCTAGACTGATTTGATTATGTGCTATTTTATCATAA